TGTTGGTAAGCCTAACCAACCACCTGCTTACTTAGCATGGCATGAGATTGAGCGTCAACAGGAGCGTGGTCCGAAAGCGAGGCACAAGTGATAGGCTTACTCATCCAACTGCTGATCATCATACTGATCTTCGGTGTGATCTGGTATGTGCTCACGCTCATTCCGTTGCCACCACCGTTTGCTGTGATTGCACAGGTCGTGTTGGCGATCGTGCTGTTGCTGATACTGCTTAGTCTGTTGACTGGCGTTGTGCCTATTGGGCCGTTGTTCCGCTGATGGCAGGCAACTTCGACAACATCATCCGTGAGGTGCTGAACAGCACTGCTACGAAGCCTGTTGATGATCAGTTGATGGACTATCCATCTTCTCGTGCACGTGTGCCACCTGACACGATGATGGACTCTCCACAGTTCATCACTGAAGCTCCTACCGTTGCACCGAATGTTCGACCAACTCCTAGAACAACAGGTGCACCGCAACGAGAACTGATGCGGTTCAGGGATAAGGCTAATGCTGCTATCGAAGGTCGTGATGATCCCATTGTCGAGACGATAATGGATGCGATCATGCGTAGAAGCCAGTTGGGACGCAACGAATGAGCGGTTCGTATCAGGATGATCCACAGCTTAACATGGATACGCAAGCTGATCCACTTGAGCAGTCGCTTAACCAGTCTGAGGTTGGTCTACCACCACCTGTTGAGGAAGCTGCTGTTTACAAAGCAATGCCTGACAGTCGCATTCCTGTGTCGAGCAAACGCGGTGGCATTTGGCGTTCGCGTCGTGACACTGCGAAGAAGCAGATGGGTGATCTGATTGATGCATGGGATGAGGCCATTCGCTACTACAACCATGATCAAGCTGATCACCGTGATGGCACTGATCTGCGTGCGAGTGGCAACAGGTATGTGGCACGTCGTCTCAACGACTTGCACAGTAGCACTGAGAACATCGTGTTCTCTAACATACAGGCGCAGATACCTGAGTTGTATGCTAAGAACCCAATCGTTGAGGTCAGTGCTCAGCCTACTGAGAATGTAGATGCCACTGTGCAGAATGATGCATTCGCACGTGCCATCAATCGGTTGGTTGATGCACTGTTCAGGATGAAGTATGCGCCAGGCATCAACATCAAGCCCAAGGCTAAGCGCAATGTGCTGATTGCACTGTTGACGAACAGAGCGTGGTTCGAGGTTGGTTACACGACCAAGGACAAGGGCAGTGAGCAGGGCATGACTGATCTCATGAACCTGTCGCAGCAATTGGCTGCTGCTAAGGATGATGAAGAGATCAGGGAGGTTGAAGCTAAGCTGATTGCACTTGAGGAGAAGGTTGAGTTCCTACAACCAAGTGGTCCATACTGTAGGGTCAGGATGCCACATCAAGTGCTGATTGATCCTGATCACTGCGACCCATACTTGAGTGACGCCAATTGGGTCATGATCGAGGACATGCTACCAACGCAGTATATCAATGCGATCTATGGGCAAGAGGATGAGGAGAGTGAAGAGGTCAAGTCGATCTTCGAGCCAACACATGTGCTGAACAGTGGCAGTGATGGCGGTGATGACGATGACTTCACCTTGTTCAGCAAGGGTGAGAATTCATACAATGCGTATGGGTTCGACAGCAAGGAGGGTTATGAGAAGGCGTGTCGCACACGTGTGTGGTATGTATGGGACAAGGTAACGCGCAGGTTGGAGATGTATGCAGACAACGACTGGAAGTGGCCCATTTGGGTATGGGACGATCCGTATCAGTTGCAAGGCTTCTATCCACTGACGCCGCTGTGGTTCCATGACAATCCAGTTGCTACGTATGCTAAGGGCGAAGTTAGTTACTACTTGGATCAGCAGGACCAGATCAACGAGATCAATGACGAGAAGCGTCGTGCACTGCTGTGGGTCAGGCGCAACATCTTCTACAATCCTGATGCTGGTGTGACGCAAGAGATCGCTGATCGTATACTCAAGGGGCCTGAGCCTGTAGCAACACCGCTGCGGTTGCCTGAAGGCATGAAGGGTGTCGATGCTATATTTAGCATTCCGCCACCGAGCATGCAGTTCCATCAGATGTTCGACAAGCAGGACTTGTATCAGAGTGTGGATCGCATCGCACACACGAATGAAGTGGAGCGTGGCGGTGAGTTCAAGACGAATACCACCAATAAGGCAATCGATTACTATAGCACTATGGGCAACATGCGTATGGACCTGCGCCTTGATGCTATTGAAGATGCTATTGGTGACGTAGGTTGGAAGGTTGCACAGTTGTGCTTGCGGTTCATGGATGCGCAGACTGTGCAACAGATCACTGGTCTGGATGTTAGTGCGTTCTGGCGTCCACTCGATAACCTCAAGGACTTCTCACAGTTCGCGATGAACATCGTTGGTGGCAGCACACAGAAGTTGACTACGCAACAGAAGAAGCAAGAGGCTGTGCAAGTTGGTCAAGTGATGGCGCAGTATGTGCGTGCTGCACCTGCAAGTGCGCTCAAGGTCTCACTCAACATGATGAGCCGAGCGTTCGATGACTTCATGATCACACAGGAGGATTGGGAGTCCATCACTCAGGAAGTGAGCATGATGGCACAGTCTCAACAAGGTGGTGCACCTGGGATGGCTCCGCAAGGTGCAGCACAAGGTGGGCCACCACCTGGACAACCGAGTGGTGGTCCACCACCAAATGCGAGTGCTGGTGGTGGTATGCAAGTTGCAGCTACGATTGTGCAAGCGTTGCAACAGTTGCCACCACCAGTGTTGCAAGCAATCGGTCAAGCGTTGGCACAAGGCATCCCGCCGACGCAGATATTCCAACAAATGCTCGCAGCACAGGGTGGCGCGGGCATGCAGCCACAAGGTAATGCAGCATGAGCGGAACAGAAGACAGCATCATCAACAACATCCCTGACTTCAGGGATGACAGCGGAGGCGGAAGTGAGCAAGCGTCAACAGGTGGCGATGGTGGAGAAGCGCAAACGAGTGCGCAACCCACGGGCAGTAGCCAACAAACATCAACAGGACCTACTCAAACAGGCGGCGCAGCAGATGGTGCGGGTGCAACTCAGCAGGGCGTTGTCAGACGCAGACATGATGGACTCGTTGAGGTTCCAAATGCAGACAATCCTGCAACCCGAGACTTAGTTGATCCAATCAGTGGTCGCGTTGTTGCACGTGGTGGCATTGAGCGTAAGATATTCGAGGACGGTCAACGCGCTACACGTGAAGCTGCACAACTGAAGCAGCAGTTGGGTCAAGCTCAGCAAGCGTTGGGTGGCATCAACGAGGTTACGCGCGAGGCTGTGCGATTGAATGTCGCACCACAGGATCAGGTCATTGCCATTCGTGTCATGGCTGACTTCATGCGTGATCCTGTCAAGACGTTGCAGACGTTGGTTGAGGAAGTTAAGTCGAAGGGCTACTCCATTCCATTCCTTGAGCAAGGTGTAACGCCAGGAATGGATATGGCTGCTATCCAACGCATGATCGAAGCGAAGATGGCACCGATCACGCAGCGTGCGCAGATGGAGCAGGAACATGCTCGACATCGTAGTGCAGCACAGCAGCAGTTGGATGGCTTCCTTGGCGACAACCAGGAGGCGAATGAGAACCTTGACGTGCTTACTGAAATGCTGCAAGCTCAGCCTAGTCTGACCTTGCACAGTGCATACACCAAGATGATACGGTGGGCACATGACAATGGATTGGACTGGACGCGCAATCTACGTGAACAGATCGTAGAGCGTCAACAACAGCAGCCTACCCAGCAGACGACACAGCAACCTGCACAGCAGCGTCCCATACCGGGTCGTCGTAGTGCAACTGGTGGCGCACCGCAGTCAACGAATGGTGCAGTCCAACAGTATAACGAGAATGCGTCGTGGGCTGACATCATTCGGCAAACGATGCAAGAGAACGGTGTCACTCTCAACTGATGAGGTAGGCTATGCCTGTTGGAACAATCATACCGGGTATGGCAGATGTGCTACACAGCACACTGACCAAGAGTAGGCGTAAGCTCGTGATGGCGAGCATCAAGTCGAATGCGTTGATGGCGTGGGTGTTTGCAAATGACCGAGTGGAGTATGAGGATGGTGGTTACAATATCACCAACCCACTGACTGTTGGGCGCAATCCGAACATCACATCGTATTCGTATTACACTCCGTTGCCTGTCAACCAGACCGATGAGTTCGACACGGTTGAGTATGGCTACTCGCGTGTGGCTGGCACTGTCATCATCAGTGATCAGGAGCAGGACGAGAACAACGGCGCCGCAGCCATCTTCAAATTGATGAAAGAGAAGATGAATGTGCTGGAGGAGAGCATCAAGGATAAGTTTAGTCAGTATCTATATGCTGTGGGTGGTGGGACTGATCCACTTGGTTTGGGTAGCCTTATCCCAACCAATCCGTTGGTCGGAACTCTGGGTGGGATCAATCGTGCTACTCAGCCTCAGTGGCGCACTAGTGCTTATGTGTTTGCTGGTGGTATGGACAGCACCAACATCGAAGAGGTATTCGATGACGTGTTGATGGATTTGACACTCAAGGGTGATCGTCCGTCTGTCATACTCACGGGCCGCAACATTTATCGCATGTATCGTCAGGCTGTGCGTGATAAGTTCACTATGCCACTGAGTGAAGGCAAGGCTACGAAGCGCATGTTCGATCTTGGCTTCGAGGGTTGTCTGCACAATGGCATACCACTGCTGTATGACGAAGACTGTCCAGTCAACTACGCATACTTCATCAACGACACGTATCTGCGTTTGCACATGCTACGTGGCGTGAACATGAAGGTGAAGGAGTTGGTGAGCCCGTGGAACGTGGATGCAGTTGGCTCTAGAGTAGTGTGGCAGGGCCAATGGTGTTTATGGCGAGCCTTCCGGACCCACGCGGTCCTGACAAACTGAATGTTCTCAATGACTTAGGGACCTCTTGACCGATGGGCGTAATACACATACTCTCCCTGCCAGACAAAGGAGTAGGGAATATGCGTATCAAGACCATCGACCTCGACCGCCTGATGGATGTGGATAAGGCAGTGCGCGGTTATATGGCTGGGTTCTTCGATGGTGAAGGGCACATCTCGATAGCTAGACGCGGTGTTGTAAGGACCAGCCGTGTTGATCCTACGCTAACGCGCGTAGTTTATGCATTGGTTGCTGGAGCAGCACAGAACGTGAAAGCTCCACTTGTGTTGTTCAACGATTTGTTCGGAGGAACACTCCGCATAGATACGAGAGATCACAAGAAGCACGGTAAGCATGTCACCTACGAATGGAACATTGGGGGCAATCTACAGGTTCCTGTGTTCTTGCGGTGGCTGCGTCCATATCTACGAGTCAAGGCAAGTCAGGCTGACATTGCGATAGAGTTTGCACATGCGAACCCTAACGACATGACAGAGGAAGTGTTCCTACAGTTCAAAGAGAGAATGATTGCTGCTAGGACAAATGAAGCTGCACACGAACAAGCCATGAGGGTAGCATGAGTGACAAGATGACCAAGGATGATATGCCTAAGAAGACGCAACCTGGGCAACGTGAAGTTGTCTCTGGTTCACCTGAGCATGTGACGTTGCTGCAAGCACATCCCAATGCGACCACGTATGGTCCAGATGTGAACGTTGTTCCTGCACCACCTCCTGTATCACTTGAAGAGCAGGAGCGTCGCCGTCAAGAGCAGGAACGCAATCAGCAAGCTGAGATGGCGCAGACGCAGCAAGCTGACAAGAGCAAGAAGTAATGCCAACATCCAGCACAGACTTCAAGCCTGCGTTCCAAGCTGAGCGTGTCAATGGCAAATTCACTCGCATGGTGATGCACATTGAGGAAGATGTGCGCAAGGTCGGACCCAATGGTGACAAGTCGATCATCACACGTAAGTTGGTGCCGAAGAAGGAAGAGTTCAGCGATGGCTGGATGATTTACTTCCCACAAGGCCACAGCATGTTCGTTGCTGCGGATGATGCTGATCAGCTTAATCGCATCGGTGTTGGTGACAGGCCAAAGATCGTTGACATGAACTCAGGTGACGAGGTTCCAGACAACTTGAACCTCAGTCCGAAGGAGATCGTAGAGCAAGCGCAACACAACAGGCCACGTGCAGCACGTAGCACAGGTGGTCTTACTGAAGTAATGGAGGGTAACTTAGATGCCTAACCTCATGG